CATCTTGTACAGGGGCCGCTTCACCTTCCGGCGACGGGGCTTCCTCATTATTGAGGTCCTTGTACAAGGCTTGAACAGCCTCAGTCTGCTTCTGAACTTGCTTTGGTACTGCCATTATACGCTCCTATCGGTGTGCGTGGTTAAGGTAGCTTGCCCTTACGAGCATCTGCTACGATCTCAGGGGCATCATTCAAGAGCCTATGAAGCTCCTGTAACACCTGACACCGCCCCTGTGCGATACCGGTGCTACCATTTGCGACAGGTAATCGTTCGAGCTCTGTACGATACTGCTCGTCGATGAATGCCTTCGCAGCCGGTACGTTCTGTGCAATATGAGCGAAAGCCCTTACAACTTCCTCATCTGGCTTAATCATACTGCTTGTCCTGTATTCTTATTAGAAACCAAATTTAATCCACCTGCCGGATTACCGGCTTGGTCTATAACTTGGGGCTGCCCACCTGTGCGCCCGCCATCGGGTGGCGCAATCGAGGCTTGAGCTTCCGACTGGGCGGCACGTTTGTTGAACGCAGCCTTCTCACGAGAAGGTACTACCTCATCCACAGGCATTTGCAAACCCTTAGCAACCTCGCGAAGAATCGCCGCACGCCCATCTGAACCCAGTATCTCCATGTCAAATTCATTCGCTGTCGCCTGCAGGAACTCAACACGGCGAGTATTGACGGTATCCTTGACCGCCAACTGAATGGCACCCCTCGGTATTACCTGGGCATCACCCTTAATACTTTCGTCTGGATCGTAGCGCATGTTGTACACAAATTGACGGCTGACGATGACCTTCAGGATATCTGCATCAATATGCATGACAACCTGACGTATGCTCTTTCCAGCAGAACCCATTAACATGGATAACCCGCTAGCCGTACGACCTGCGCCTTTGACGTTGAGGTCACCGGATAAGTAAGAGGGGATACCACTGTGGTCGTCAGCCAACTGGCTGAACTTCTCGTAGACAGTAAGTAACGCGCCAGAGTTATCGTTCGGCTGGTTAAAACGAATTGCGGGAGCGCTACCTCCGAGGGGATCGTTAAGTACTTGCCAAATACGCCATGGATACATCTGAGTGATGTCTTCATTGGTCGGGATACGCTCAAGATTAACCTCAACCTGAGGACCAGAAGCGATAGCCATGTTATTTGCCAGCGAACGCGCAGCCGCATTGGCCATGTTCTGCACATCCTCAATGATCTCCGGAATACCTTTACCCCAGAACGCGCCGGGATTCTTAATAAACGAAGTAGTCGCGTAGGGTTTTTCACCAAGGGGATCGAAATTAAGAATGGCCTTGATAATAAAGTCTCCAACCATCCAGACATTCGCGTCGTACTCCTTGGCGGGATCGGGGACCTCCTCGGGAGTAAGACCCCATTCAAGTAACATTGATCCGCTGACTTTACCCCAGAACTCAAGGGCGTCGTAAACTTGTGTGGGTCTAAGTTCAGTACTAAACTTTTTCTCTTGTATGTCCTTCTCCTGCGAGACATTGGTACTGACCCATGACTGCCCATTACCGAACTCAAGTAAAGACCGTATTGCATCATCATCATAACCCTCCGCGCCAATGAGGTTCGAGAGCGCCATACGAGTTAGGGGGTGATGCTCAAAGACATACCCATCATCAATACTGGAAATACCTGGCTCGGGGTAGAACATAAAGGGATCAACGCGCTCGTACTCCGGAGCCAGCACATCCTCAGTGACGGCTATGGTCGCACCAGTTTCGTCCCTATTCCACGACAATTTCTTCTTATTGCGTATGACCGGCCCTTTGAGAATAGCAACCGGGAACGTTACGAGATCAGTAATAAATTCATTAAACCCTTTAGCGAACCCACCTTCGGCAAACTGGTCTTTGATCCGGACCTTCATCTTATCAGCACGAGTCTGCGCTTCTTGCAGAATTGAGAATCGTAACTCCTGTGCTGCAACTTCTTTAAGCTGCGCGACCTCGGAGGGCTTAGGTGCCGTACCTAACTCTCCTATGAACTTAGAAACCTTATCCCCGAGTATCTCATTAATCACCTCGTCACGCGCTTCCGGAAGGTCAGGCTCCGGTGTAGGCTGTATATCCCACGGTGGCGTGCCCTCATCCATAAGAATATCGCGCAACCAGCTTTCGGCTGCGCGGCACTTAACCTCGGTAAGCATCATATAAATCTCTGAACCGCCCTGAAGTTGTATCTGCTTCAGTCTAGTGGCCTCGTACTCACCATTACGTTGCCGTAACGCCTTGAGCATAGCCATCTCGATGGGGTTCTTGGACCGCTTCGCTGCCTCGAATGCACTACGCAAATATGACCCGAGCCCCAACATGAGAGGCTCAGCCTGCCGCTCACGGGCAGCGCGATCAGCTTCCTGCTTCTCCTCTTGGACGAGGGCAGCGTTGTCTATGACTCTGAGGAAGTTAAGACCAGCCATTATTTTTTCCTACTCTGCTTAATCTTGTTGGCCTTGATACCGCTGCGAATGGCCCGGGCCCTATCGGATGAGCCCACACTAAGGAGTGCATTGGTGCCCCTGAGGATCAACGCTCGTGGGGAATATTTGCCAAGGACACCTTCACTAGCTTGCCGCTCAACTTCTTCAGAAACTGCAGAGGTAACATTGGCCCGAGCCATATCTCCCGTCTGATTACTATACTTACGACCAGCCATTCAGCTACCTCCAAGCCTCGTATTAACAGCTTTTGTTTTACTTTTGGTCCTTTTCCTCTTTGGGAAATTATAATCAGAATCACGAAAACGCTTCTTCGCACGTGTACCTGAATCACGTATTATTTTATCGAATTTACGTACACTTTTAACAAATCCCTTCGTAGTAGGTTCCTTAGCCCACGTATAAGGAGCAACGACACCAGCCTTGAAGGTAGAACCAACCACATCAGCCACAGTAGCTATAACCGCACCAGCAGACCGAACATCCTTAGAATTACGTCGGTTGGAATGAGTCTTTGCTCGCTTATCACGGGCCTTGGTACCAGGGTTATGAAATTTATGGTCAGCCACTACTTTTTCTTCCGATCACTGAACAACCCCTTAGACATTTCATGTATGGACTTGTCAGCGTTGCGGGGGTTCTTCATGCGCCTATTAAACTCCGCTTGATCGCTAGAATCTTTGTCTTGGCTCTTGGCCTTGGCCATAGACTTATCGCTAGACCCCATACCCCACAAACCAGAGGTTCCTTTACCACCGCCGAATATTTTGCGCTTGGTTTTCTGATTAGCGTACTTGCGACCAGCCATTATTTTTTCCTTTTATTGGAATAGACCCGTTTCTCACGGGCCTTGGTGCCGGGGTTACCAATTTGGGTCCTTGGAAACCCGAACAAAAAAGAACCTGAATGAGTACCGCGAACAAACTCCTGTGCGAAAAGCCTAGGATCAGTACCAATTAACTTCACAGCCGCAATGGGGTCTCTACTAATCTTAGCGATCCGTTTCTTAGATATCTTCTTAGACGTAAACAGCCCACGCTTCTCAGCCATTACCGGATATTTCTTCCCTTACTATTGGGATGGTACTTCTTACCAAAAAAACCGGGGCCGATAGCACCCATGAGTGGGTTCTGGCCAGCACCAGGAGGAGTTGGACCTAGTCCTCCCACAGCACGAGGAGGTGGGCCAGGGAACCGTTTGGGTATCAACCTCATAGGTGGAGGAGGAGCCGCGACAACGGGCGGCGGCCCGGGAAACCGTTTAGGCGGAGAAGGTGCGCCCATCACAGCTCTCTGCGTCGGCGTCAACTTGACCTTACGCTTAACAACTTTAATACCCATAGCAAAATTCCCCTAAAATTCTCGGAACTCCAGCTTTAACGCAGAACACGTTATATAGTCAACAAAAAATTCCCCCCACCAGCTAGGAGTCCGGTGGGGGGAAAGTTGTGGAAGGAGGCGACTCCAACCAACTGGGAAGGCTGTACCGTATCGGGGAGGTGATCAGGTCCAGCCTAGCGCCGAATGAGACTTAATCTCCCGTCGCTGCGTTATTATAGCACCGTCCGCTATAGATGCAATATGTAACATTAAATATTGTAAAGCCTCGGCAACATGTGAATGTTTGTTCTTCTCGATCTTCCCTGTCTTAGGGTGGAAGCGATACCCACCCATCATAGCCGACTTAAGATTCGTGCAGGTAGGGTCAACCAGGAACGCACTATCGCCGTCAGCGTGCCGCATGAGGAAGTCATCCACAGCGCCTAACCGCGGCGTAACATTATTAGTCCGAGCCGGAATAACCTTGAAACCCTCGGCCTTAAGTATGTCGATGGCGCTGCGCTCGTCGGTCTGCGCCCGCTGAACCCCCGCCGGATCGACGACTATATGGACACTGGCCCCGGAGAAGCGCTCGAAGAGCAGGGGCTTGAGCACCGTCCGGGCGAAGCGCTGCACCCCCATATCAAAACTTACCGCTTCAGCAAGTATCAATGCTCGCCCTCTTCCGTCGAGTTGTCCTAGGACCGCCGCCGGGGTAAGGCCCAAATCCATCCCAATAATAATCGGCCTAACGCCATTGAGGATCGGACTAATCCTCTCCTTAGCCATGTGGTAATCCGGGCGAAAGTACTTGTAGACCGGCTGACCCGCACTGGATAGGCCATACTCCCCGTCGATGTAAACCCTGATATACTCTTCGGAACGCCCTTGGATGTCGTAGTAGTCTTGGGGGAGGTTCTCCACGTTCTCCGCCTGTGGGCCTCTACCACTCGGTTGTTTGTAGACCGCCCAACCATTGTCATTTTTAGAAACTCCGTCATCGGGGCTAAGTCCTTCCATCTGGTAATACCACCATGTATCCATAACCGGCGGGTTAGTATCCCCCCACATCCCGTACCATGTCGGCCCACCGTCTTTCTTGGAAGGATAGCGTCCCACGCGTTTACTCATCGCGTCAATGATATCCGGGTGAATGTCACGACACTCGTTGAACCACGCAAACGTCAGTTCGAGCGAGTTGAGATTACGTACGTCATCAGCATCGTCAAGCGCTCTGAACATCACTTCACACTCGATATCCCCCACCTTGAAGAAGTATGTCTTCGTGGTCCGCATATACTCGCCGCAAATCCCAGGGGGGAACCAATCCATAAAAGTCTTAATGGTAGTGTCCATAAGCTGTCTGGCCGTCTCGCGGACCACTGCCGCACGAGACTTACGTATCCCGTACTGATTAAGCTCCTGTTGACTGGCCCGGCGTATAATCTCGAAGGACGAGGTAACCGACTTACCCGACCCAACCGGGCCCATGAGAACGCGCATCTTGGCTTCGTCCATCATGAAGTTACCGCAGGTCAAACTGGGAGTGAAATCAATGTCGTATGCCATCAGATACGTCCAGTAAGATTACTATGGTTTGTACAGGCAGCTTGAGCCGCTTGGGCGGCGTATCAAGGATAACACGATGATTGATCTCCAGTCTGGCCAGCGCCGCCGTAAAAACCTGCGCTTCCGCGACAGTGCCGAATATGCGAGCGGGAAACTCTTGGTAGACATCCGTGAACTTATTCAACATGCTCGATGACCTTAGGCAGTGGCGTGTTGTCACCCAGGTTGATAGTAATACTCACACCCCCACCCTGATTATCAACGCCGGAAAAGTCCTTCTGCGGCTCCAACCCGCCCCACTTGACCGTGGACTTGATCAAGTCGGCCTTGACCGCCGCGCTTACATCGGATGAGTGAATGAGGGTCCAACTCGTCGTGAGGAGCTCTTCGGCCTGCGCCCTCGCCTTGAGGCGGAACGTCATACCCTTGGTGCATATCTCCTCGCGAAGATACCCCACCTTCTGTAAAAATACCTTATCGCTGTTATATCGTCCCAGATCGTCTACGGT